CCATATCAAGACAGGTATTTTAAAGACGGAAAAGTAATCGGTGTTAACTATTTCGGTCCTGTCGGTAATCAAACAAGAACTGAGACTGATCTTGGTCTTGGATTTCCTGGTGTTGATTTTACCGATCGAAACAAGTTTGGCGTCTTGACTCCTCCAGGATCTACCGAGCAAGGGAAGATGGAGATACTGACGCCACCTGGTTCTACGGAAAAAGGTAAATTCGGTGTCATCACACCTCGTCCTCCCCTAAGAGGTGAATTTGATCCCATCATCGGTTCTACCATAAAACGTGAATTTGATCCCATCATCGGTTCTACCATAAAACGTGAATTTGATCCCATCACACCACGTGCTTTCTCTTCATACGATGGTAATTTTGAAGAAGCATTAGAAAATCTTTTTCTTAGGCGATATTTAGAAGAGAGACTTAGTTGATTTATGGCGCTATGCTTTGTGCATGGCAGGAACAAGTATTCATAGTGTATATCGAAGGACTGCACGTGCTGCAGCACAGCAACGGATTGTTAAGAAGACTTCAAATATTGATATTGAACGTGCACGAAAGGATTTCGCATATTTCTGCGATGTCGTAGGGGATAAACCACCTGCTGAGCATCACAAAGAATGGCATAAATATCTTTGTACAGGGGAGGACAGTGAATGTTTGATTGGTATTGGCGGACCAAATATTGATATCTTGGCACCACGGGGTAGCGCGAAGTCCACGATCCTGGGCTTGTACACAGCATGGGCGGTTGGTATTCATGCACTGGCGCGGAAACCTTTGAAAATCCTCTACATCTCCTACACGGTGGATGTGGCACGTCCTAAAAGCGCAGCTATCAAAAGGATCATCGAATCGAGTAAAGCTTATAAGGAGATCTTCCCTACTGTAAAGATCGCCAAGGGGATTAATTCGAACGAGTACTGGAGTATTGATTGGAAGTTTGCCGGCATCCGAACAGCAGGTGAAGAAGAATTCACTGTGTGTTGTGCAGGTCTTAAGGGTGCTGTGACCTCCAAGCGTTCACATCTTTGCATCATTGATGACGCTATCAAGAGTGCCGACGACATCAAGAACCGGGATATCCGGCAAGCGATGGAGGACAACTGGAATTCAGTCATCGTTCCGACGATGTTCCAAGGCGGCAGAGCGATCTGTCTTGGCACCCGCTTCCGTCATGACGATATCCATAACTCCACATTCATTCCAGCCAACAACTGGGTACAGATCGTCCAATCCGCGATCTCTGTTGATGCAAATGGTGATGAACAATCCTATTGGCCGGCTATGTGGTCACTCGATTATCTGCGCGACCGCCGGCGGCAGGCACCAATCGCTTTTTCTTTTCAGTACCAAAATCAAGTTGTACAAACGAGCGAGCTTTCCCTTTCTCCTGATCTAATCATCAAAGGCACCATCGAAACACAATTCGATTGTTTGGGAATCGGTGTTGACCTTTCCGCAGGTATTCGGGAACGAAACGACTATACCGCCTTCGTGATGGGAGGGCGAGTGGGAGGGAAGATACACATTATTGACTGCAAACGTTTAAGGATTATGGGTAACTTGGAAAAATTAGAAGCCATGATGGAGATGATGGAAGAATGGGGTGTCGTGCACAAAGAAAAGAATCAATATTTCCCTACTGGCACCAACATCGAAATTTGGTCAGAAGCCGTTGCATACCAGGCTTCACTAGAGGCTGACTTCAAACGAATCTGCCTTGGTGAACACGGGCTCTACAACATGAACTGGCATGCGGTCAAAGGGTTCAGGGGTGACAAGGTTGCACGCTTCCGTGGCATTATGGGGCTATTTGAGCAACGCAAGCTAATCTTTAATAAGTACAGAAAGTTCCAGGCACTTAAAGATGAGATCGTCAACTTTGGAGTTTCATCTCATGATGACTGTGTGGACGCCCTTGTTTGGCTATGTAATGGACTAATGACAAGGGGAAAACTAGAGTTAGAGTATTGACGATTTAAACTATAGGTATTCAACGCGATGTCTCCCAGCTATTTTGAAGTAGAACTTGAGCAAGATGCTTATGGTTCTGCCATCCTGCCTTTGCCGGATGAGCTTTGTCACGACATGGCCCTACAACCAAACGAACGTTTTGATGTAGAGGTTGAAGACGGGACAATTATTTTCAAAAGACTCGAAGCTGGTTACGATATTGATCAGTAGACCTTTTTAACAGAATGGGCGATAGTGCTAAATCTCAACTTGACTCTATCCTCAAATCGGTAGTTTCACGCGATAGTACAGGCCCTGCGGACACCATGTTGGTGAGCGCACATCTTTCCCAAATGAAAATGTTTGGGATCAGGCAGGGCGTCGAGTTTTATCCGCTGCAGGATAATTTTGGTACGCAGCGTTACGATTTCATCCAGCAAGTCATTAAGTTCAATCGTCTCGATGCACGGCTCGACTCTATCTGGGAACGTTTCCTGGCTTACGGTAAAGGACTGTTCTATATCCGACCTACTGAGAAAACTTATCGTATTTATTGGTTTGATCGGGATTCTTATCGTGCTTATTACTCTCCCGAAGGTGACCTAGAAGAAGTCATCATTATCTATCCTTATAAAGTCAAAACGTCAAAAGGGTTTAGCGGCGTTGGCCTGAATACAAATAAGCGGTATATGCGTCTTCGTATTACTGCCGAGGAGATTGAGGAATACCATAGCGAACAAGAGATCTCGTTTGATAACGAGGCAATGGACTTCCCCTTCACTGACAAGAAGGTGGTGAAAAATAGCATGGAGTTCATTCCATGTGTCGAGGTTCTGAATAACCCTGATGCCTTCGGTACTGAAGGTGCTGGTGAGTTTGACATGATGGCCAACCAAATCATCGCTCACGATGAGATGGTGAAGAACATCAGGGCCAACCTTTCTTTCTTTGGCAACCCGACGTTACTGTCATCCCGTCCAAAGCAAGACATTGTTGAGTACGACTCGAGTGATCCAGCGCAGCGACCAAGTATTTCAAGTCAGTCAGGCTTCCAGTCAGATTTCTTTCTTTCAAGCTCGACGTTTAAGCAAGACAATGTCACTCGTGAGTCTCCTGGATACAATGGCAAACCTGGGTCAGGCATGCGTGTTCCGCGTGTCATTGCGAACCTAGAACCTACTGATCGGGTCGGCTTTATTACGCCAAACGCAGTCAGCACGGATCAAGCTCGATTCGCTGAACAACTGCGCAGTGAGATTCGATTAGCTCTTGGTGGTATTGATGATCTCAGTATTACTAACGTCACTGCCACTGAGTACAAATCGGCTTACGGTCGAGTCAGCGCTACAGCCAAGAAGAAATGCTTACAGCTGTACACCTACGGAATCAACCGCTGTCTCGAGCTAATTATCTTCCAAGAAGAACAAATTTTCCGTAAGTCGATGGCTTACGAGAGCGGGATTAAATTTCCCGTTTTACCTGAAGAAGTTGACGAAAAAGCACTTGAAAAATACGAAAAATCAAAAGCTCGTTACGAGAAAAAACTTCAAGCCGCAATTGACGCAGCACTTGAAAATCAGGAACTGCCTCCAGGAGTTCTTGGTTTAGCTCCGGACGGTGACAGAACTGTTCTTTGGCGCTGGCTTGGACCTGTGTACGAAGATACAACACAGGATAAACTCAACCAGTCTATCTTCACCAGAAACTTGCAAGAGTTAGGTGTTGATAGCATTGAAGCACTGAAGTATCTATTCCCTTCTAAAACGGATGACGAAATCGCGGGCATGCTCTCCGGTTTCCCATTCCGTGTGGTAGGGGAAGTACAGAGGGCTTATTCCGCATTCATTGATCTTATAAATCAAGAGATGCGGACACCACATCCGCAGCAACCGAATCTTCCGATGGCTGCGGATCCGAGATTAGATCTCACCCCCTTCCTTTATCGCACACTCGAAAGCCTACAAAAAGAGGTAACTTATGCAGGCCGATACCGCAATGCCGACCCAATCGGCACCCCAAACATCCCCGACCCAACCGACCAGCTACGCGGCTCCGGTAGCGCAGACGGCGGCACAGGCCCCGGTGGTTTCTACGAATACCCAATGGGTGGCGCCATACCAGCAAGTGACGGCCCCAGCCCCGCAAATGCCGGCCCAGATGGCAGCGCAGATGCAGGCCTCACTCCCTACTCAGTCCGCGCCCCAGGCGTACCAGGCGACTCCACAAGCGGAGAACCCTTATCGGGAAGCGTTCAACAAGGTGGTCGGGCTCCTGAGTTCGCCCGTCCAATTCCCAACCCTGGGTCAACAATCGACGCAGACTCCGGGAATCGACCCGGCCAGCTACGGTTCCCAACAGGCTCCCCAATTCAGCAGCCTGGGGATGCAGACCTCTTCGCCTTCGATCAACAACAACCAGGCATTCTCCAACGACTCTTCCCTAACTTCTCTGGAGATCAGCCCGGAGCAGCTCCGAGCAAACGGAGTAAGCGAAGCAAGTCTTGAGATCATTGACCACTTTGGTCCTGATGTTCCCAAGGTTCTCAATGATTATGCCTGCTCAGTCGAGGATTCCCTAATCCAGACCAATCAGCAGCTGATCCAAGCTTGTGAACTCCTACAGGAGCTCTCTAACGAGCACAAGGCTTACGAAGCCATCCTGACTGACCCCGACGTACTCGCTGACTACACCTGTGAGTTCTTTGGCGAGAACGGCCCTCATCCTATCCCTGATGAAGCCGCTCCTGTCATGCCTCAAGGTGCTCAGCAAGTAGGCCAGCAGTATCAGCAGCAAGCTGCTCCTGCCCGTCCTCAGATGCCTATTCCTCCCCAGCCCCAAGCAGCCGCTAACGCTGGTGACTTCTGGAACAGCTTCGGCAACCTAGCCGATCGTGACCCCTCTAACGCCTGGCGTTACCTGAATTCTGCTCAGCAGAATCCTGAGGTGTTCCGCAACAAACTCCTGGTGATGGAGTGATTCCTAGACTTCACTAAGTCTAAAATAGGGGGTAGGAAACTGCCCCTAATTTTTTATCAAGTTATGGCAAAAAAAAAGGCAGGAGCAAGAGAAAAGACTGATCAGTTTTTGGAGGCGATCGGTACTGCAGTTGGTCCGATTGGCGCTCCCGGTCTTATTCAGTTTGGTGCTGGCGACACTGCACGTCAGGTCATGGCTGGCAATACCGATGAATATGCGCCTATCCGGATGCAAGACATGCAGACGCAGGTTGGCAATCCAAATGCTCCTCAGCCCAGGATGCCACGTGATTTGGATAACTCTTATCTCAAACTCAATCTCCCTGGTTCTCCCCTTCCTCGGAATGGTCTATTTGTCCCTGGAATGTTGAGCTCCGCTGAGATGGTGCAAAACCAAATCGGTATTGAGCAGCAATATCAAATGATGCAGATGATGCCTGCAACGGGTCAACTCCCTCTTGGTTACCCTCCTATGCCTATTCAAAAAGCTAAGAAATGATGGACTCTAGTAAAGCTAAAAAAGCAGTTAGTAAAGCCATGATGGCTAAAGCAGTTTTAGAAGCTGCAGCGCAGCAAGCAGCTGCCGAGGGTCCTATCAACCCTGAGATTCAAGCGATGAGCCCAGCTCTTCAGCCCATTGATGGCTATGTGAATCCAATGGGACGCATGGGCACTGTTCCTCCTACACAGTATTCACCTGGGAATATGGTTGGCGGCAATCCCATGATGCAGTTTGTTAATCCGGAATCGATGTGATGGGCGCAGCAAGTCAGCTCCATAAAGCAGGGGTCTTTGAAAACCCTGATAGCAAGAAACCAGT